TCAAAGTCAAAGTTGTCCAGCATCTCTGGGCGAAGATTGGCAAAGGGCAGGAGCATCTCACTGGTGCGAATGAAGGCGGCGTTCTCAAGCGACTTGATCGCAAGTGCGATCCGCGAGTTGTAGGAGACCTCTGGATCGGGAACCATGCCGGTCATCTGGAAAGCTTCTGGTGGCGGCGGGAACTTGCCAGAACGCGCAAGGACCGCGAAGACCCGGCGAAGGAGCGGATTGAATAGCTCAGTCGTGAGACGAGCGAAGGTCGGAGAAAATTGGATGAGCTTTTCGCTCGCACGCTCGGCGACTTCGCGAGCGGTCATCTGCTTTTGTAACTGAGCGAACATCTGGAAAAGGTCCACATGGAAGGCTTCGTTGATCGCCTTGCGCTTTTGCTCGGCCCGCTCGACGCCGATGTCGTAGCGCCCACCGGTTCCCCACTCCTTCGGGGTTGCTCCGGGGTTGTTCGGATCGAAATACGTCACGCCTCCCGCACGCAGGTCAATGTCGCCATCGAACCCAGCAGGGATGAGGATGCGCGGGAAGGCGTGAATCTCTGCCAGAGAATCGAGTTGCTTCTCAAGGAAGTTGAGTTGCTTGCATTCGGGAAGCGCCGTCCAACTTGGCGAGTAGCCGTAGCACTCGCTGTTCTTCCATTTCAAATAGCGGGTGACAAAAAATGGTTGCTCATCGAATCCCGACTTGAGGAAGACATGCTTGGTCGCCTTCTCCACATAGACAGATGCGTAGGGCTTGTTGGCCCCATCACGCTTGCCATCCTCGATCTCGCCCGGTCCGCGAGGAGATATGAGGTGGATGCAAGTGAATTTCTTGTTGGAGTTGGGCTTCTCTAAATCCTTCCGCATCGCCTCGGTAAGCGCCTCGATGCCGAACTTGAGTGCGGCCTGCCGAGCCGTGATCTCGTACTCGCGGGAGAGAGTATCGACATAGCCTTCGTCATCTTCAGAGATCGCAAACGATCCCATGTCGAGCTTGGTAAAATTGAGTGAGTTGTTCTTGCCGCCTTCGACAAGAATCGCAGCAGTCCCGAAGCATCCTCGGTCTAGATAGAGTTCGTGAATCTCGGTGTAGAAATTACTGCGGGAAAGCTCGGCCTGCATGACCTCGGTGCAACGCTTGAACCATTGCTCGACCTCGTCGTCAGACTCCATCGACTTCGGAGGTTCTAAGCTGAACCATCGACTTTCGAGCGGGGTCATCCAACTCAGTTGACCATTGGCCAGAATCATGTTCGCTCTCACCGCAGTCGCGTCAAATAACTGCGACTCATCGTCCGTGGTGGGCGATGTGTTCTGCGTGAACATGCCCGCCTTGCGAGGCATCACATATTTTGCAATGTCCTCCCAGAGCGACTCCCAAGAGGCACGCTGATGGACGAGTTCAGCATGACGCTGAATGACCTTGTCGGCGAGTTCGGGATCGTTCATCGGTATCAGTCAAAACTATCCGAGAGTGGACTGATATCCTTGGTTGGATTCACCGGCTAGGATGCTCTTTCGCATGCCCTGCCTGCGTCTGGCTGCGGCGGCTTGGTCGTCGGGAGCATTCTGATCCACTTGGACGCCGGGGGCGGCCTTGCTCGCCTCCATCTTGCCCATTGCTAATTGACCATTGTACTTTTGGTTCGCTGCCGCCAACTCTTGGTCGCGCATCTGCTTTTGCATCATCGCTTGCTGCGCTTGAGCACGTTCTTCCGCTGCCTTCGTTTGCGCTGCGGCTGCGGCTTTTTCGGCTGCACTTGGACCCTTTGGTCCACCTCCGAACCAAGCTAGGACGGGAGAGAGGATGGGGTTGAGTTGGTGGTCAATGAGTCGCATCGTGGTTTTATTTTCGAGGTTTCGTAGATTCGGAGCGGTCGATTCCGACGACTCCATGCGATCAAAGGAAGGGTGTAAGGAGCGAAATGGCAAGGATTATTTTGACTGATACCACAATATATTGTGATGAGCCAGCAGTTCTGGCACAACCTGTGGTATTTGTAGGCGGCATCGCGCCAGCGTTCCTGCGGGTCGTGGATGTCCACCGGGCGGGCGAGCATGAAGAAGTCCTCGGTGTTGATGACGACTCCATTCCATGCGGTGAGTTCGACCTCCTCGGCAAAGGATCGCGGCTGCGGGTAGCGCCGGTAGAGGTCTAGGATTTGAAGTTCCAGTTCGCGTTTCATCGCCGGACCTTTCCGAATCCACCCCCTCGGAATCCTGCCACCACTCTGGTCGCTTCGCCCCGCTCGGCCTTCCGTGGGATCGCGGATCGGTCGATCACCATTCCTCTTTTAATCGCTTGGTGAGAGAGCGAGAACGCATCAGCGTAATGGCTCGACCAGTCATGCACCGGCACATCCTTGATCGTGATGCCATCACGCTCCTCCTTGGCGTGATAGGCATCGAGCGCCTCTAGTCCATCGGCGCAGCCGGCCTCATTTAGATGAATGCGAGGGAACGCATCGTTGGCGAGGTTGATGCCATCCCATACCGATATCTGCCTCGGCACAGGGCAGACGCCGGTCAACCCGCTGCGACCGAGCGCCTCCTGCCAGAGTCCTCCGACTTCCGCTGCGGCGTCATGCGGGATGAAGTGACCACCGTAGCCATACTGGCGATCCTTGAGCCTCGCAGCCCAGTCTGCTGGCGTAGCGCACTCATCGGACCCAGAGAGCGCCTCGATGTAGTTGATGCGGTCACCGACCATCTGCCATATCCACACTTTCTGATTGAGTGGAGCGCCGACATCCCAGCTTGTGTAGACCGGCAGTTCCTTGAACCAGAGGATGTCATTGGTCACCCGCTTCTCAGCGCGGGCCTTTTCAAGGCTCCTCACATAGATCGCGCCCGGACGTCCCACGTTGAAACTGCACTCGTACTCTTGCTGGTAGGCATTTTCTGTCGTGCCTTTTCTGATGTCATCGAGTTCAGCGGAAGGAATGATCCCCGACTCGCTCGCACGTTGCATGAGGGAGAACCACTCGCTGTCCGCGCAGGCGCGATTCCACTGCTTCCAGAATAAGTTCCTTCCCTTCGGCGTGCCGACCCATGTCGCCCATCCATTGTAATCGGTGAGCGTAGGGCGGATGACATTATCCCATGCTGCTGGATCGAGATCAGCGGCCTCGTCCATCACCACGCCATCGAGGTAGATGCCGCGCAGGCGCTCAAACGCTTCGCCAGAGTAGAGTCGGATGGTCGCTTGGTTGTGGAAGGTGATCGCCAGATCGGCCTTGTTTATGACCACGCCGGGTATCTGCGAGGTAAACTGGACGAGATATTTCCACGCGATGTCCTTCGCCTGCTCACGGGTCGGCGCGACATAGGCATAGCGGAGCGGAGGACCGCTGCGCTTATGCTGGAGCGCCTTCACGATGAGGTCTTGGATGCACACGAAGCTCTTGCCGGCGCGGCGATGCAGGACCATCACGGCCCAGCGTTGCGTGCGGTGTAGGTAGCTCGCGAGTTGCGGTCGCGGGACAATGGCGATGTTAATTTTGGCCACCGATGGTGAGGTTGATTTCCAACGCACCGACGATGTCGAGCTTCTCTGGCTCATTCCATCCCATCGCCTTCGCGAGCATCTCACCGTATTTCGCGCAGGTTGAAGATTCTGGCGGCATTTCCATGAACCGCTCGCGGAGTGTTTCGAGGTAGGTCTCTCGCTTGTAGGTCATTTTCGATTCCACCTTGGCTCGGAGTTCTTCCACTCTCTTACTGATATCAGTATTTTTCAGTAATTTCTCGCCGCTCTGTCCTGCTCCATTTTCGGAGTAACCGGCTTTGACATAGGCTTGCGTGATCGACATGCCGCTCGCATAGGCTTGGCAGAACGCTTCTTGTTTGGGGTTGATCTTCATGTTCATTCGGTATCAGTCGAAACTTGTCTTGACAAGAACGGAGTTCCCCCTTTTATAATCCCCACAGCTTCGCGTATTTCAATCTGAGTCATTTCTTGCGCTTTGGTTTTGACTTTGACTTGGCGGAATGTGATTTCGATGGTTTCCGGGTCGTCGTCTTCGATGAGGTGAGCGTAGCGGAGTTGGTCGATGAGAGGCTTGCAACCGCCCGCATAATTATCGGCATCGAGGAGTCGGCAGGCATGGCGCGTAATGATGAGAGTAGTGCGAGGCGTGCGCGTTTTTTCTCCTTTTGGAGGAGGGTCCAGTGCTGGCCGAGCAGGCGGTTGAGGCTTGGGGTTGTGTATCCCGGTAGTCCAAGTGTGAGAATATGATCCATCTGGGTTGGGTTTGTATCCGAGTTTTTCGAGTTGGTCATGGGTCCAGTTCACTGCGCCTCCTTTTTAATCACATCGAGGATGCCCTTGAGTAACCTCACTTCCTCCCTCGCCTCGTCGCGCTCTCTTAGAGCTATTGAAAGTGGTGTCCCCTCTGCGTGATTTGTTGCGCCTTCCAAATAACGAATACGATCTGATTGACTCGCCATCTTCTCCCGCGCCTCGTCGCGCTCGCGCTCAAGCTGTCTTGCGTGCCGCCATATAACCGGATGAGAGAACTTTGCCGCACTTCCAAGTTCATTTTCGAGATGATCTGTTTCTGGTGTCTTCATAATTTAAAATAAAAATTCTTTGCGGCGACGAGCGGCTTCGATTTTGCGGCGTTCCGGCGTGGATTGCCAAAAACGTTTGCAGGCGGCGTCAATGTCGCCTTCCAGTTTCGCCCACCACCTGTCCGCCCGGTCGGAGCCGCAGGATTCTGTCCCTGCGGCCCCTTGGCAGACGATCTCCCGAT